GAGCCCGCGAGCATTGCCTGGGGTCTGCCAGTCGGTGCAAGCCGTATGCGCCACGCTGTAGCCGTACGGCTTCCCATCGGGCCTGAGGGCACTGTCGCCCGAGTCATCTACCGCAGCAAGAACTACAGCAACGACGCCAACGCAGCCGGAGACACTACGCTCTACCGTCTCGACGTCGTACGCAACAATGCCGAAGACCTCTACTTTGACGCGGTGCGAGGGTCAGACCTCGCCAGCCCTAGGCCCGACTTGGCAACCGGTCCCCTCCCTGCGCCTCGGGCTCGGTTCTCCGGGCTCTACGGGGGCTGTCTGTGGCTCGACGGTGGCATTGATGACGGCCTGAGCCTCTACTTCTCCGCCCCTGGCCTCATCGAGCAGTTCGGGGCCGCGAACTTCGTGCAGCTCAGCAGCGAAGGCGGTGCTATCACCGGCCTCTTCGGCAGCTACACAAACCTGCTGGTCTTCCGCGAGAGAGGCATTGACGTCGTCACTGGAGACTACGCAAGCGGCTTCCAAGTCAGCACAATCAGCAACTCGGTCACCTGCCTAAGCCCGCACACTATCGCAGCGGTGCCCGGTCTCGGTGTCGTCTTCCTGGGTGTCGATGGTGTCTACGGCCTGACGGGTGGCCTCGAGGGCGGTGCTATTGCAGACCTCGTCAACCTGACCCTCGGGCAGGATGAGCTACTGCAGCAGATGACACCGGACTGCATGCCCAAGGCAGTCGGAGTGTTTAGTGCCTCCGAGCGCCAGTACCAGCTCTACCTACCGACGCAGGGCAGCGACCGCCCGGACTTGGGTCTTGTGCTGCACCTTGACCGCCTGGCGCTTATCGACTCGCAGCGCCTGAGCCCTTGGAGCACTCGCAAGGGGTTTCCAGTCGGTGCGATTGCGACTCGCGCAGACGGCACTATCGTCTTCGGGCACCACACCGGGGCAGAGGCCGCAAGCACTGACTCTCAGCGCGGTCTCTTCGTCATGTCGGGCAAGCGAGCTCGGGGCAGTGTTGTGCTCGCTGACCAGATGACTTGGCGCACACCACCCACGAGCATCTACCGGTCGGCCTGGTGGAGCGCAGGGGACGCGCAGCTACAAAAGCAGGTCAGCTACGTGACCATTCTCGTGATGACTACAGGCGACGCGCCCATCACTGTCAGGCACTACAAGGACTTTGACCTTGTGCCTGTCTCCGAGCGTACCTACCTGGCACAGCCACCGGACGCAGACGTACTGCCGACCCTCGACAAGGCCACCCTCGGGCAGACGACCTACAAGCCAGAGCGATACGTGCCTCTGCGCTACAGTGTCGCTCACCACTCGGCTGCGTGGTTCTGTTTCGAGGTCGAGACTACCGCCGACATCGTCATCGTCGGGCATGAGTACGAGTTCACCACGAAGGGCACGAAGGTCGTCATGGGGAGGCGAGCATGAAGCGATGGGCACAACGAGAGGCGACCGCAGGCGCAACGATTAGCCCCGATGCAATCAACGACGAGCTGCGCGCTCAGCAGTCAAGCGTGACCACGCTCGACCGAGACCAGCTGCCCGGCAACTACGTCAGCGAGACGCGTCTCAAGGACTACGCCATACTGCGGGGCTACGTCGCACCGGTGCATCCAGTGGGAGGGCAGCAAGACGTTGCCGTGCTCGATGTCCCAGACGGCAACATGTGGGACGCTTGCGCGTATCGAGTCTACCCGGGAGGCTGGCAGAATGCCTCGAACGGCACCGCAGTAGCGCTTACAGCCTTCAAGGGCGGTCAGCTGCACATTGAGTGGACCGGCAACGGCTACATCTTCGGGAGCATGGCCGAAGGGCAGAACGCTGTATCGCCACGTTCACCTCGGTACCTAAATCTGCGAATCACTGTAAACGGCGTGGTCATCGCAGAAAAGAGGGGGCCGGGTTGCCACGAAGCGTTTCGTGTAGTCGGCAGCAGCCTCGTGCCTCAAGGTGACCTCTCGGTTCGTTTTCAGTGGCGCATCGAAGGACCATCTGAGGACGATGCAACAGTCACAACGGGCGCTATACCAGTGCCCCAAGCGCACCTATACAGCATGCGCTATCTCGCTATAGGAAGGTGGCGCTAATGTCTCGCATCACAGACGGTCCCATAGTCGCAGGTGACGAACTCGATGCCGCAAGCCTCAACACGCGCTTCGCCAGCTACACGCAGACCGACCTCAACACCTTCAATCACCGAGACGCAGCGCACGACCTGCCCCAGTTCGCCGAGTCGGGCTGGCTGCTGACGCATGCGCAGTCTCAAGACATCGGCAAGAACGATTGGAAGCACACGAGCTCAGTGACAGTGGCCGGCATGACTGCCATGCCTGCAGCCCCGCACCCGATCGAAGATGGTGCAGGCAATGTTAGTGAAATGAGCTTCGGCGCAGGCCTGAGTGTCGAGGCAGGCGAAGTGCTCCGCGCCTATTGGAACTTATCGGCGAAAGCAACGCAGGGTAGCAACTGGGACGCAGCCGGAAGCCTTGGGTACTACGAGTTCAACGCAGGAGGGGGCGCAGCGCAGAAAACAGACACGTGGGGAGGGTGTTGGGTCTTTTACCTGCAGTGGGACATCACGAGCGCAAGCCGCACGAACTATGTCGGAGTGCCTCTACAGTCCGACTTCTTGACCGCAACGGGCGGAAAGTACGGCGCACAGCTCGCGAGCACGATGGCTTCGAGCGTCATGCCCGCAGGCCTGCGCTACGCAAACCTGCCCGACGCAGGTATCCTGCCGAATGCGAGCAAAGAGAGCACCCAACGGTGGCGCGGTATCTCGGGCGCCTGGTACTACCCTCGGGCTGCAGGTACGCAGGTCATCTACGGGCTGCGGGTAGTCGTCAAGGGAGTGATGCACCCGTATCAAAGCGCTAACGTCAACTATCTCGTGCATGACACCGTCTACAGCGACGGTGCAAGCCTCGCGTACAATGGCGGAAACCTCGCAGTTTTAAAGCATCGGATGAAGTAGATGTCATTCAGCCCGCCAAACACCTTTGCCGACGGCACTGTCTGCGCCTCCGCAGACCTCGAAGGCAACTACCAGGCGCTTCGCGTCTATCTACACAAGGGCATTGTGCCCGGTGACGTAGATGCCGGGCAGTGGATTGACACGAGGCACATACAGCCCCCCAGCGTCGAGCCTTACAGCGGAGTGCAGCACGGTGTCAGTGGGCACCAGGGCGGCAACGACTCGGGCATGGTGCGCCTGACGTTTGCGACAAAGTACCTGAGCGGAGGGGGGCGCAGTAGCAGCACTGCCTTTCACGCAATCCCAGGCACTGCCATCACCGTCGACGCTCGGCGCGCTTGCACTATGGTCTTGCACTATTGGTGGGAGGTAGAGGCAGGACCGGACGAAAGCACCGGAGGCGGGCAGGAGACCGACACAGACCGGCAGGTTTGGATAGCGCCCTACGTCAACAAGCCTGCAACCGCATACTCTTCATACAGGGGACACTCGCAAGAGTGCGTCAATGTGCAGGATAGCACCAACCTGTGGGCGAACCCAGCCAACTATGGCGCGACAAAGCCCTATACCCTCGCAGGGGCATACCAGTCGCGCGACGGTGTGCTTGTGCATTCCGCTCCGAACGGTGTCGTCACCTTCGGGCTCGCCGCCCACTCACAGATAGACCGCGTCGCAGTCGTCAACTGGGGCGTCGCTATCGAGTCCTTCTACCTCTGAGGTCTTCATGTCCGCAATCGCACTCGGCCTTCTCGGACTCGGCGCAGCCCAGGCCGCAGGGGGCATCGCTCAAGGTGTCGGCGCTGCTCGAGCAGCGAAGGCCATGCAGCTTACACCGCAGCAACAGGCCGAGCTTGCCCGCTTGCGCGCGCGCCAACGCAAGGGGAACCTTGGGCTCACAGCAGCAGAGGAAGCCCGGATGCGCAGGCAGGCCGAAGGCGCGCAGATGGGAGTCACGCGCGACCTTGAAGCAATGGCGCTGCAGCAGGCAGCAGCCCAACAGGCCGGCGGTCGGGCAGTCATGGGGCGAGACATCTTCCTGCAAGAGCAGGCCGAGCAGCAGACGCTTCGAGGCATGCAGCAGCAAGAAGAGCAGAGCATTCGAGAGGCCGACACTGCCGAGCGTCAGGCCGAGCGAGCGGAGATAGCAGCCCTGCAGATGCAGTCACAGCAGGCAGAAGCGCAACGACGGGCAGGTATTGCGCAGGCAGTCAGCCTCGGGCTCGCCGGTGCGGCAGACGTAGGCATGCAGGCGGTAAGCATGCAGCACGCAGCGAAGATGCAAGAGGCATCTATCCCCAAGCTCGATGACCTCTCGCTTTACCGAGGCTACCAGCCGCAGCCCGTCGGCTTCGAGTTCGGCGGTCTTGTCCCCCCAGTCCGCAGGTGAGTTGATGGCTACCACGAGCTTCGCAGGCCGCAGGCCGCAGTACATCGAGAGCTACGCGCGCACAGTGTCGAGCTACCAGCGCTACTAGGACATCACCAAAGATATCCAGGTAGAGCAGGACCGAGTCAACTACCTCGACAGCCTCATGGCAAGCGAGCGGCAGAACCTCACCAACCTCAACGAGGTCTTTCGGGTACGACCGCAGGACCTTGGCAGCGCTCAGGCACTCCTGCAGCAGCAGTACGCAGGCGAAGACGCAGCACGGCGCAGGGTAGCGTCAGGCGCAGCGGGCAGGGCAGCAGGCCTACGGCTACCCA